CAATATTGGCACTTCTTCAGGTGATCTGGTTGAACATAAGGTCCATGATCCTTTTTCTCATCTGCACAAAAGCCTATGTATACCATTACCGGTATATCTTGTGGTATCTTTTTTGGTACAGGGAGTGAGGATGGCCTCTTTGGCTTTTCAGGTTGAACTGGATCAGAAGTAGACAGAATTTCAACTGTCTCTTCTTGAGTAACGTCATCATACCAGGAAGTTCCATCATATCCGATAGACTCACTAATTTTCTCCTTAAGCTTAACTGTCTTAGGAGAATTAACCCTTTCTAAGGGAGGGTATGCCCACTCAGTTATAGGATCTTCTATAACTGGAATTGTTGAAGGGTTTTCGTCCAAATTATCTTGGTATTTACCATCAAGTTTTGATAATTTTGGAGATGGCTTCATGAGCCGCAACTTTGCCTTCTCAGCATCAATATTAATAATATTACCGTCCATATCTTTATATATCGGTATAAAACCAGCTTGTCTCATTAATTGATCTGCTTCATCAGAGACTGTAACTTGTTTGAGGATCTCATCTATTCTCTTTCCTTCTCTACGCTTAGCGTCCTCTAATTCGAGGGCTGCTTTAATCATTGGCTGTAATTGATTCTGTTGTTCTCGTGACAACAATTTTAAAAACTCCATGACCATTACGTTTTCATCCATACTCGATGGGGTCAAATCTATTCCCCACAAAGATTTTGTTGGTGTAATACGAAAGCCAAATTGGGTAATTGTTGTATCATTTCCATAAAATTGAACAGCATTATAACCATTATAAATTGTCGGATAAGAGACTGTAGCTCCTGCTCTTGGAATTCCTCCGCTGGAAAATCCAGATAGGGCGTATATAAAGGCATTATAGCCTACTGTTGCTGCTGAATTAATAACGCCGAAGTTTGATGCACCTCCGGTAGTCATGGTGACACCGTTCACTAATACATTTATACTTGTGACTCCTGTGCCTTTGGTAAAGGTTTCAAACATCCAGACTGCATCGCCTGCCGTTTTGAAAAAATATCCCGATGTACCGACTGTTGGGTCGGGAGGGACAGAAATAACACCTGAACCATTTTCTGAAAAGGGTATAATTTCATAAAAGAAAGTATTATTGGTAATTTTTGGATTTGTTCCTAATATTCCAAATTGATGGTCTACTACTGTTCCGGCCATATTACCGGTAAACTCTGCTCCATATTCTTGAACATCACTGTCAAGAGGAGTTCTTAGTGTAAATTTTGCTCTAAAATAGAGATCTCCACAATTAGGAATAACATTGCCATTCTGGTCTAATGTACCTTGTGTTGCAATAAATATTTTACCTGCATCATATAATTTATAAGATCCGCCTGTTGGGACAGAATCTGTCAACCTAGTGTATAGGTTTTTCGCTTTTGTCAAATTCACTTTAGGAATTGTCTTCTTAATCTGTTGTGTCCACACGGCGAAACTTTCTGAACATGCCATTTGCAATAACACATTTCTACTTGTTGGTGCAGGTTCATCTGGATCTGGTTGGTGTGCCCACATAACTGAACCATTATTTTGGGATCCCATTTCTGTAACATAAATAAGTTCCAATGAATTACATTGATAATCTTCAAATGTTCTAGCTGTAGCTGATATTTTGGGAAATGAACTTGGTAAAGCTGGATTGACTCTAAACTCTTGAAGAGTAAAGCCATTTGAACCAGCAACTTGTCCAAGATATTCATCATGCACTATCATGGTAGTGTTATCACCTTGTTTTTTAATGGTTGGATTGGGCTTTCCACGCAGTATCTTTCTTTTTTGTAATGCAACTGTTTGGGTTCGACCGACTGCTTCTGTCTTACCACCACGGCGAACCTTTCGGTTGACCATGGGCATTGCTTTCTTCTCGATTGTTGCAGCTTTCTTAATAAATTTGGCTGCTTTCTTCTCGTCCTTAGCGAGGGCCTTCTTTGGTTGCTTGCGGCGCGTTGACATGATCAACACACTCCTCCTCTTCTCCGGGGATCAGGCAAAAAAGGAACCTAACCCCAGTTGAGCAACATCTAACTACTCTAACCCAAACTGGATATAAGCCAGTTTGGAATACTGTATCACAACCTCAGCCAAATGGACCTGGGTTGGAGTATCTAAAAATTGAGTAAAATCTTTTAATAGATGCGACGCGACGCTAATAATTATTTGACCTAGAAGGTCATTGCCATAGGTGAGATATGCTAATCCTACTATCCTTTGAGCATAAATTTCAATAGAGTCAGTTTTGGCTGTATATAATATTTGTGAATAAAATTTTTCCTGTCTAGGGACAGGGTAATATCTATGCCATTTATCTGACCAAGCTACTGTGCATCCTAAAAATTCAAAATCATCTACTTTATCATTAACTGTTTTAATCTGAGCTTTAAAAGCTGAGTTTTTAACTGTTAATCCAAATTCTGAATAATATTTTACAATATAGCTTTTCATCATATTTATGTCCCAAATGGGAACAAAATTATCATCTAATCCTGTTAAATTATCATCTCCCAATAAATTTGGGAAATTATCTAAACATTCCCTATAGGTGGGGATTTTGGCATTTTTCTCATAATATAAACTAATTAAAATATAAAATTTTATAATAATGTGGCATCCGGTATTATCAACTGTTGTTGATGGTTGCCCTGAACGGTTTCCTTGTCTCATCTTAAAAATAAGACCTTCTTCATCTACTACAAGACTTTCAACTAAATTTAGAACTGAATGTTCTAATCTATCTTTCATCTCGGGGGGGTAAACTAAATATTTAGTTCTTAGCTCATACCATTCTTTAAGCATTGGCATTATTCTATCCCACCCAGAAACATCTGATGAATATATAAACTTATACTCTTGCAATAGTGTTATTAAACGGTCAAAATTTCCATATTCTTTGGACCATCCATATCTTCCGAAAAAATTCTCATCTTTACAGAGCTCTTTAAATTTCTCATTTTGATTATCAAAGAAAAATTTACAAACAACGACAAAATCCACTTCAGGATTTAAATATGTGCGGATCTTCAAATCTTCAAGAATATCTATTATCTTGAGAAGCTCTTTTTTCCACACACTCTCGTAAAGTGGTGTTGCCATGTTTCTAACTCTGTCAAGAAATAACGATGATTTCATAGCCTCACCTTTTGTGGGAATTCCATGTTTTTTATATGTAAGACCAGCACCTGCTGCTTCAACTATCTGTGAATTGGTGTGTCCTGCTGCTTGCATAAGCATCGGCAGACACATCATTGTGGTGTAATATAAAGCTGTATCTAAAAATTGATTATTGGGCTTAATCACTGGGCGGTCAAATTTTTCTATCGTTTTCTTAACATTGATAGGATGTCCCTGTACTGAACCATAGGAGGCATTTGCTTTTGCAAATTCGTACCACCACTCATGCTTTAAAGCATCATGTACCGGACTTTCCACTAATGTATATAAACCAGGTTTTTTAGAATAGGGCATCTTATGTCGAGTGAGTTTTCCTACTACCTCCAAATGTTGGTATTTATGTAGGTACTTACCTGGTAACTCTTCTCGCCCGACAAACCCTAAAATAGGGTCGAATTCTAAACTGCCCCACCCTTGGCGGGCAGCCTGCAGTTTTTTGCAATGACATCAATCACTGCATCAGACGTAACAAAAACGTTTCCATTATCTTCACCTTTAGTGGCTACATGAAAACCCCATGCCGTTCGGGACAAAGTATTATCAGTATAATAAGCGCCGCAATCAGCAGCTGCTGTTGTATTATACGCTACTCTATTATAGTCCTCACTAGCAGGGGAGAATCCTGTTGCATGTGAACATCCATTAGGGAAATTCACATAGATATTCGAGGTAAAATCCTGATCAACTCGCTTTTCTAATTTTATACATCCATGCGTATTAATCTCATTGTCTTTCAACGGAATTAACAAAATATCACGTACTTCATCATAAAGATAGTCTTTAGTCTCTTCAGCATATTTAGGTTTCAAAGGGTCATATATAACCATATTTAAAGCATCACTTCCAACTTTTTCAGCAAGTTTCTCTTGATTGGATTGATTAATGATATACATTATTTTCATTCTATCACGACTCGCAATTTTGAATACGTGGAAGGGCACATGTAGAAACCTTCTTTTATCATGCTTAACGATTGTTGCGTAAACTTTTCTATCTCCATCATCTGAAACTACAGCCAAATGATATTTGGCAATAGTAGTATCATGTAACTTTTCTCCCCAGGCGGGGTACAATGTTTTAGGATTACCCGATGTTTTTGCTTCGGGTTTTAACTTACTCTTAGGCTTTTTCTTAGACTCTCGATTTTCCTGAGACCAACACCTCCCACAAAGGGGATACTGTTGATAATTATGCTTTTTCTTTCCACATTTATCACAAATTATATACTTTCCTTCCGCAGACTCTTTAACGTCTTGACCTGGAAGGCTTAAAGGTTTTGTTGCAATAGACTGTAGAATTCTTTGTGTCTCAGACAAATCTTTAGCTAACTTAGCAATTTCTTTAGATGCATTGCCTTGTGCAATCATCACTTGTTGGATTTCGGGACTAACCCCAACTTTGGCTTCAGGACGGTAAGAACCTATCATTGCTGTCTCCAACTCCTTCATCTTATAAACCTGCTGACGTAGATCATTTATCTCATTCATAGCAAGCTTAATTATCTGAACAGATGTTAGGGCTGGATCTAATCCAGCAGTTTTGGGTTTACCTGTCAATGTCCCTTGTAAAGCCGACATAACGGCCATCAATTCACGATATTCGTCATTCTTAAGTAATTCTTCATTAACTTCCTTGGCTAGTGATTTTTGTCCTGCTCTAATCTGGTCTTGCTGAAACCTAAGTTGAGCATTATTTGCAATATAACTCTTTCTACGTTCAGCAGAATCCATCTGCAGGATTTTTAAGTGATTAATCAATTCATTATAACCACCAGTCTCATATTCTGTTAATGGAGATCGTTTTCTTAACTCTGAAACATACTTTTGTATAGCCGCAATATGAGTTCTATACGCTTCTGCTACATCATCATGTGTTAGAATAAAATTAATCTTTGCATCAAATTCATTCTGTAGCTTAGTAAGCTCTATCTGTTTCTCTTGTAATCCAACATGATTACCTAAATAACGTTTTTTAACGACATCCAATTCTTTTTGTAATTTTCTAATTTCTTGCTTGATATCTTGGGAAGGAGCTGCGGACTCACGTTTATATTGGCTTCGTTTTTTACGCTGATATGCGTCATATTCTTGTTCATTATAATCCATGTGCCGTTTAGCTTTTTCTCTGTCGTATTCGTATATTGTATCCATTGGTTCATAATCATCATCTTCAAAATCATATAAACCATGAACACGTTCTATACTATCCCAATTTCTTTCAAGCTCTTCATCATAACTTAAAGGTTTTTGGTACCGGTCCATCCATTCATCCCAGGATTCAAATTGACCTCCTTTCATTGCATTGTGGTAAACTTCTACATAATTTTCCCAGTCTTCATATTGAATATGTAACTCATCAATATATTGTTGAAACTCCGAGAAATCTTGTAAATCACATGCTTCATTATACTTGTCCGTCAAATACCAAACAATAGTTCTAGGGAGGTGTTTAACTGTTTTTCCGGCACCAAAAGACAATCCTTGTTGTCCTTGAAATCTTTTCCCGGCTCGATTCTTGCCTCGATTACCTTTCTTTCCTGAGGGCTTTCCTTCAAAACCATAAGGCAACCCATTAACTGTAGCCGTTCTGTAATACACCAACCAAGTAATTAAAGTCGCAAATGCAAACTCACAGAATGCTCTGTCACTTTGGAAGGATCCAGTATGTCTATAGTAATAGAATTGTTCATCAAATGATTTCACTATCTTAGGTAAAGCTAACATCATAGCTGAGGTATCCACAATTCGTGAACTTACCCCAGCGAGGTGATCATCTATACACCGGGAATCATTTAAAGTCTCGGCAAACCACTCTCTATCCGATGTCAAGACCGGCGCGAAAAAATTTATTTTATCAAATATTGGTTTATCTTGTTCCTCAAACCAGGGGGCTAACATTTTGGCATCAACTTTTTGTTTTCTTTGTGATTCAACTGCCTTATCAAGAATATAATAGAATAACTGTCTATCCGCTTTATCCATATGAACTTTTGTTCCAGTAAGGGTGAAGTACACCGAGTCAAATATACCATGTAAGGTATAATCCTTCTGTCCAAACTTCGACATTTGTAATACATGGTCTTCGTCTAGGTAAGCTCCTAGAATCTGTTCCCATGTTGGATTGGGATGCTGTCTTTTAACTTCTTGATAAATCTTTGATACTAACCTAGCATTAGCTCCTAGTATATTTCCTACTTGTTCTATCTTCGCAGAATCAGTTATATCACTTTTAACTTTCCAAAATTTCTTAAATCTACTCGCTAAATTCTGTGCATGTCTCTGGAGGCCATACATATAAGCTAACATTGTTAAAAACAAAGCTAGAATTACAAATATGGAGGAGTAGAGGTCTGGTACCTCTAGAGATAGCTGCCTAAAAAAATCCATCTGGCAATTATAATCAGTAACAAAACCCCATGAGAGGTTATTATTACACATATAAACACCGGCATAATCACGATATAAAACCGCCATATCAACGGCATCAGTCTGATACATTCCAACGGGGCGATCTAACTGCACGAAAGCCCGCTTTGCATACAATCTATAGAATGGCAATTTATAGAATTGCTCCCAAGGAGAACGTCCTAATATAATAAGGCAATCTACTACAGCAAAGAACCAATCTATCCACATCGTATATTTATTATGGTAATATTTTTCAACATAACCAACCAAAAACACCAATGCGGCTAATGTAGCAAAGGAATGAATAATTCCTACAAACATTCGCACATATCTTATGGAAGATAGTGGAATAACTTTATAAAGGATCCACAATATTCCTTTAAAAATAACAACCAACGGGTATGTAAAAACAAGAATCGTAGATCCTAAAGCTATAAAAAACCATCGTATCCACATCTTTAGTTTCATCCACCATGTCATCCCTAGAATTGGTGCTACTACTGGGG